CCAAAAAGAAGCTATCGTACACACCCATTAGTTATGGGCATCGTGTACGGGATTTCCTAGAGAAATCAGCCTAATTTATTAGGCACTCTATGGTGTCTATAGCCAGTTTGGGCAAACTGTATGTATGACTAGCACCTTTATAAATAACAGTCCATCTATAATGTGATCTTGCCTTTGTCACGGTAGTGCTATTATAGTAGAAAATCTTTCGTCGCTTTTGACAATTGTGACATATGTGACGGACTCTCTCATCCAGGAGTATCGTTTCTATTTATATGGATTTCTGAAACAAGTAATAAAATTGGTGCGGTCGACCAATCTGAAAACGGCCCCTCTTCTAACATTGAGGTTACAATGTTTTCTGAGCAAAGTGCTCTCACTGACATGCAAGTGTCAGTACCAACCCCTCGGTATTCGATGAACCCATATACTCACGATACACTGTTTGGATTTTTGCAGCGTCCTCGTCTTATTTCAAATACCACATGGGACGATACTTCCGCAGCAGGAACACGCTTGTTGCGCCAAGATGTGTATTACGATATGATTACTACTACAGTTCTTCGTAATAAGTTGGAGAATTTCTCTTACTTTAGAGCTGGAATGCGTATTGGGGTGCGTATCAATGGTACTCCCTTTCATTATGGGAAACTGTTGGTGTGCTGGAAACCAATGGCAGGGAGTATGTTGCAAGCCCAACAAATTCTCAGAGATAATATCTGGACCGCTAGTGCTTGTCCTCATGTTATTATTTCTCCCACTGAGAATGAAGTCAACGAGCTTGTTGTGCCATTTGCGTATCCTAATGCATTTATGAATTTGAGTGATATAAATGTACGGAGTCCGGGCATCTTGGAGATTTGGGTACTGAACCCACTGGCATTGGATGCTGCGGTTCCTCCAATTTCTGTTTCTGTCTTTTGCAATTTTGAGGACGTTGAACTCGCTGGGCAAACTGGAGCTGTGAATTTACCTATTCATGCAGCTCAAATTTTGTTCAGTGATTCGCTCGTGCCTGCTGTTACAGCATTTGCCGGTCTCGAAGCTCAAGGAAAAACTATTCGGGATGAAG